ATCCTCCTCGGTTTGGGTTGCTCGATCTGCCCCAGCTATCCCCTGACAACGACCGCGTCCGGGTTGCGTGCCTGGATTGCGTCGATCACGATGTAGGCGGGCATCGTGGACAGGTACGCGGTGGTGATTTTCTTGTCGCCTAAATGCATGCCCCATCCGTGGAAGACAGCTACCCACGATCGGCCCTCTTTCTTGACGATGATCTTCATGATTTCCTCCTCTCGATTCGTGTTGTCGGTTTGTTGTGTCGGTTGCCAGCCTAGTATTGCAGGGCGCGTGCCAACAGCGCCACCAAACGCCAGACAAGTACGCAACCAACCAGGATCACTGAGGATATCAGATATCAGTGGTAACGCGGTTAGCAGCGGTAACGGTGCCGTAGATTGTCACTTTTGCCATTTTTGGTCACCGACGCTGCATGAAAAAATCGTGCTGTACTGGGGGTTTACGACTGGTGTGATAATTTTCGTGGGTGATTCCTTCAATGGTCTCGAGGGCTTGCCGTGAATTGTCGCTGCTATGAGGTTTTTACGAGAATACGGCATTGCAGTTCCGGAATAGGGCTGTAATTGTCGGCAAGGCGGCCGATTGTCAACAACAGACCCGGATTGACTCCGCACTTGGATCGTGGTACCATCCAGGCATCAGGAGGTGATGGATATGGGTGGTAACAAACCGCTTATCGATCCGGAGACGGCGATTGTAACCAGGGGCAAGGCAGAGGGCCTGCATGTCGACGATGCGTGTGAGGCGTATCTGGCGCGATGTGAGAGCCTGTCGGAGTTACCAACCCTGGTAGAGTGGGCGCTAGAGCTGGGATACAGCAGCGCTCAGGCTATGGGTGATTTCGAGAGGAAACACTGTGCAACGCCTTGCGCACCTCCCTTAAAACGCGCACGCGCAAAGATAGAGAACAAGTGGGCAAAAGCCGTTTCCGTGGGCGGTAACAATCAGGCCGGCCTCATCTTCGGCCTGAAGAATATGTTTAACTGGCGCGACAAGTCTGACGACGAGCTCCGGCAGTCCGTCGTGATCACCCTGTCGGACGAGGTGTCATCGGCCATCGAGCGCCTGGCCGAGACGCTGCTAGGCAGGTAGTCAAGGGACTAGTAATCCCTTTCCTCAACCACAACAATCCAATGATCCCGTGTACTTGCACTATCCATAGGCCACAAGGGATAACCCAGGGATAACCACGATGCCTGTTTGATACAGCTTGAGACGGTGAGACAGTACCGTGAGACGGTCTTCTCCGTCTCCACGTCGGACAGGCGAGACTCAAGACGAGACGCCTTGCAGGCGAGACTCAAGACGAGACGCCTTGCAGGCGAGACTCAAGACGAGACGCCTTGTCCGTCAAGACATCGGGCGCGCCCGTCCTAAGAAGTCGGGGGGGGGAGGGGTTTAGCGGGGCTACCCCGGGTATGTATATAGGTCCACCCCATAGTCCCACCCAATCAAAAAGGGTTCAGTATGTTTCTCGACGAGTTCTCACGTCCCATGGATTTTGATTTATTCCCTGACGGCAGCGTAATCCGACGCTGTAGCACGGAGTACCTCTGCAAGATTCCTGACGGCTATGATTCCGAACTCTTCGTTTTTGGCGGAAGGGTCTGGATTGCCGGGTCTGAAGTTCTCCCGATGTGGTTGGATGAGGAGAGCGAGTGCTTTGTTGAGTTGGAGATATAAACCCAGGGCGGACAAAAAGATGCTCCTAATCCACAAGTTCAGGCGAGAGATATGACGATAATGACTGCGACGGAGATCCTTATGTTAGAGAGGGAGTACTGGGAATCCCCGGAGGTCCAGGCAAGGATAGCGGAGGTCAACAGGATCCAAACCGAAATGATGAATCACATCATCTCCCGGCTGGAGGAGATCATTGACCGCCGAGACCCAAATAAGGTCGATTGACGGCGAGTTCGCCGTTGTATTCATTGTGAACGGCGAGGTAACCAGGCAGGTTGAATGCCCCGATCTGGAGGTTGCTGAGAGCGTGATGCGCCTTCTGAGCGGAGTGGTCAGCGACCTGGGTTTCAGCGAACCGGACGAGACCCCTGCTGTGGTGAACAAGGAGATGTGGAACTGAAGGCTTGTACCTGTTCGATATGCGCTCCGAACGCGCCTCTGCCTGACATGAGTCCTCTTGCGAAGATGAGTACGGAGGAGAAGGCTCGTGCGATTGCGCATGTAAATGCGGGGTGCTGGGCAGAGATCAATCGACTTCAGCTTCCCGGGGGCGATTTTACGTTCAAGGGGCGCGAGTACCAGGCGGGGATGTTTACTTGTAATGCTCGGCGTCAGGTAGCTAAGAAGGGGGCACAGCTGGGGTATACCGAGATCGGGATCATCAAGACCCTTCATGGGATGGTGACTCGCCGGTACCCGAAGGGCGTGCTGTATTTGTTCCCTACTCGGGACGACGTGACAGAATTCTCGAAGGCTCGGTTCGGGCCTTTGATCGACGCGAATCCTTTTATTCGGCTGTGGGTGAAGGATTCGAGGTCGAGTGTAACGGACGCGGTTTCGATCAAGCGGATTGGTCGGTCTCATCTCTACTTGCACGGGGCGAGGGCTACGCAGAAGCTGGGGGGCGTGAGGAAATCGGCGTCGAAGCTGAAGTCTAAGCCAACCGACCGGAATGTTTACGACGAATATGATGAGATGGATCCTGAGATGGCTGTTCTGGCTGATTTCAGGCTTTCTGATTCTGATGTAGCTGAGGAGTACTATCTGTCTACCCCTTCGATCCCTGACTTCGGTGTGGACAAGCTGTATACGGAGTCTGATCAGCGTGTGTGGTTGATCAAGTGCGGGAAGTGTGGGAAGGAGACGTGTTTGGAGATGGAGTTTCCCGACTGCCTGGAGGAGATTGGATACGGAAGGGAGAAGAAGGTAATTAGGAGGTGTATTCATTGTAGGGACCGGGAGCTTTTCCCGAAGGACGGTAGGTGGGTGGCTCAGTATCCGGATCGAGGCCGGGACTTGGTAGGATGGTGGATTTCTCAGTTATTTCGGGATACGGTAAAGATGAACCCAGAGACGATTTTGGGTGCGTACCTGGACCCTCCCGAGGGGGATATCGGGCAGGTCTACAACTCGATGCTGGGGATGGCTCATATCGAGGCAGAGAACCGTCTTACCCCTGGGCAGGTGATGGCGTGCTGCGGTGACGACGCGATGTACGCGAAGCACGAAGGGCCGTGCGCGATGGGTGTGGACGTTGGAAAGCACAGTCTCCACGTTGTGATCGGAGTGAAGCCGGACCATAAGAGAAAGAAGGTCCTTAGAGTGGCGGACGTGGGTAGCTTCGAGGATGTGCATGATCTGGCTCAGAGATTTCATGTGAAATGCGCTGTGATCGACGCCGAGCCCGAGACGCACAAGGTGCGTGAGTTCCAGAAGGCGGAACCCTACTCCGTCTACCTCTGCGACTATCAGGAGCGGCTGAAGGTTGGGAAGGTGATCGATGACCGTAGGGGGCTGATCACGCTTCGCAGGACCGAGATTTTCGACCGTACCCACGATCTTGTGAACCCCGAGCTCCTGGAGTTGCCGAGGCAGTGCGAAGCGATCCGGGTGTTCGCGAAGCAGATGAGCAATACCGCGAAGGTTTTGATCGAGGATGCCGAGACGGGATCTAAGCGATTCACGTACCGAAAGCTGGGCGCGGAGCACTACAGAAATGCGTTCAACTACTTTACACTTGCTTGTGACGAGCAGATTGTGGTACCATTGTGCGAATCGAGAACTCATTTCGGTGGATTTTCCGGGTCTAGCGACGGATATTACGAGGATTCCGATCCTCTGGAGGGGTTGTTGGGATGAACTGGAAACAAAAGCTTATGGATCTGATCTTCGTTGCTATTGGTGCGGGCCTCGTCTTCCTCGGAATGTTCCTCGTCGGCTGCGGGGCCAACGTCTCCGAGCTTCGAGAGGAGAAGGACCAACTCGCGGGATGGCTGGCGGAATGCGAAGGCGATCTTTCCACGGTAGAGGCCCAGAAAGAGAGTTGTGAGAGCGATCTTGTGGACTGCATGTTCGATCCATCCTCCCAAGCTGGACAGGGGGCGCTAGGCGCAGCCGCGCCGGCAGGCATGGACAGCGCGGCCGAGGGGGCTTTCCCTCCTTTCCCCCCGCCCCCTGTCTACTTTTTCTTCGGTTTCGACTCCGCAGAGATTACTACCTGGTTCGACCTCGAGTGGTTGCGATACGTACGGCACATCCTCGAGAAGTACTCCTACCACCTTGTTATCGACGGCTACGCATGTACGGCTGGATCTCCCGAGTACAACATGGCCCTCTCCAAGAAGCGTGCAGAGGCGCTTTTCGACCACCTAGTGGGGGTCGGAATTGACAAATCACGCCTACACTTGTATTATCACGGGGAATTACTTGCATGTGGCGAGTGTGAGTTCGATCGTCGCGGGCTGGTGACTTTCGTGGAGAAGTGATGTATATGGGGCCTTGGGTAAGATTCAGCGGGAGCATGTTTTTTCCACAGCTTGAATGGGAAGACCGCTTTCTAAGGGTTGCTCCCTTCCCCTGGGGTCCGTGGCGCACCCTCGACGAATGGAACGACATCTTCTCCTGCGAGGGTGAGTGCTGATGCCGAAAGGCCGGCCCGCCAAGGCCGAGTCAGCGAAAACGAAGCCCAAGCGCAAATCCTGAAAGAAGCGGAAGAATGGAAAAGACAACCGGGGACGAGATCAAAGAGGCGATGGACCGGAAGGGAAACGACGAGAGGCTTCTTTCGCAGATGGCTGCGAGGAAGCAGAACGGCCGCTTCTGGAAAACCCCTCGCAACTGGGATCGTGCCTGGGATATGGTGATGTTCTGTTGTGCCGGCGGTCTCGTCTACGGCTTCGTCCATGTGGGTGCTGTTGACGGCGCCCAGAGTCTCGCACAGGTATTGTTCGGATCGCTTCTCGGCGCTGCCGGGAGTCGGAAGATGGGTAAATAACCAAATCGGAGGAACCATGCGCTATCTGATCGCAGTCGCAACCATCCTGATAGCAACCGTCGCATTCGCAGACGAACCCGCCGAAGAGAACCCCGAACCGGAAGACACCGAAGTGGTGGCTAAGGTGCTCACATACGAAGACCTCTTGAAAGAGCGTGAAGACCTGATCAAGGAAAGAGACAAGCTGAACAAGCAGTACGGTCAACTTCAGCAACAATTCAACATGGTCATGGGCGCAATCAATCTGAACACCGTGAACCTTCAGAAGCTTCAACCAGGGAAGGTAGATGCCGGGAAAGAAGAAGGCGGAGAAGAGGCCGGATCCGCCGACCCAAAGGATTGACGAGCTTCGAGGATTTCTCGACGCGATCGAATCCAAGGTCGGTACAAGGCCGAAGAATGTGATTGTCGGCAAAGCGTACTTCGGTGATCTTCTTGTGGAGTTCTGTGAAGGGCTCAGTGGATATATGGACACCGCCGAAGCCCTCGACCAGCTCTTCGAGACCACGAGGGTAGAGACTCCATCTGCGGGGTCTATCCTATCCCTTCCGGTTTGGAGATTTGTCCCTGGTTCCGACGACAATATCTACGTAACCTTTGAGTTCAAGGAAATAGAGAGTTTCATTTGACAATTTAACCACCCGAAAGGGCTGGCCGGGCTGATCGTCGAATAGCTACCGACGACCACCGAGAAAAGGGACACACAGGACCTGTGACTGTGATGTCCCTTTTTCTTTGCCCGGAAACCGATGGAGGAAGAGGAGATGAAGAGAATGAAAAGAACGACACTGAATGCAACCATCGCAGCTGTGATTGCTTTCACCCTTACGATCGGGTGGACGGGCATTGCGTATGGGCAGACTGCGCTCGGAACCGGACACGGCAACTCCGGGACTCAGACGAGACCTATTTACGATACTTGGACGGAGCTCCTCTACGTGGGAGGCGCGGCCCAGCTTGGGTATGGGGGCAGCGATGCCCACCTCATCATCGGGAGTCTTCGCCTCGGGA